AAGCCAAGCCACTTTCTCTACGCTTTCTCGACTTCAACCGAGAACCGCCCATACGGACCCGGGGACTTCGGCGAGCCAGGCCGCCAGTCCAGCAGCCCGATATACAGCCCACCAATCTGCCAAATCTTCTTGAGCACTTCGAGCTTCATCTGCTCGTCAACAACGGTAAACGTGCCCTGCGCGGTCCAATTCTCGAATCGCGGGCGAACCCGAATATGCTTCGCCTGCCCCACTGCCGCACGCTTGGCGAACAGCCTAAACCCCAGCGACCGAGCGGTTGCACACTGCTCTGCGAACGTTCCGCTAATGGCCTCGACGGGCTTCCAGGGTATCTTCTTGCCGTCCACGAAAAAGTCGATGTACAGGTCATCAAAGAGGATCGCGCACTGTGTGAGTTCCTTGTACGTTTTCTTGCCCTGAAGTTCGACGCGGGCTCCGGCCTTCATTAGGCACGAGCGAAGGTTGTCGTGGGGTATGGCGATGTGCTCGCCGTCGTTGTACGTGTACCCCTTCCAGGTGTGCGGCGGGCAACGATCGTCCCCAGCCTTGAAGTTCTTTTTGTCCTGGGATTTGATTTTCGACCGCTGTTCCTCCATAATGTCCGTCCACTCGATATTGTCCCAGTGCATGATTGCCGGACCCAATCCCGTCAGTGTGAACCGATACTGCTGTTGATACATTTCGTTCCTTTCGCGTTAGAAAACCATGCGTCATAGACGCCCTCGCCTTGCCCAGCCACGCCTCGCCGTGCCAAGCCTCGCCTGGCCCCGCCACGCCTCGCCACTTCGGTTCTCTCCCCATGCGTCATAGACGCCCATGCCTTGCCTAGCCTCGCCATGCCTTGCCTCACCGCGCCAAGCCGCGCCTCGCCCCGCCCTGCCGAGCTACGCCAAGCCACTTCGTATCTCTCCCCATGAGCCATAGGCTCCCTTGCCTTGCCTTGCCTGGCCCAGCCCCGCCCAGCCAGGCCCGGCCCTGCCCCGCCCAGCCATGCCGCTTCGTGTCCTTCCCCCATGCGCCATAGGCGCCCATGCCTCGCCATGCCTTGCCCAGCCATGCCTCGCCAAGCCTTGCCGCGGATAGACCCCCACCGCATTGGGCAGCGGTTGTGACGCCGAGAGCCCGGAATGTCGGCAGGGGCGAATATCGTTTGTTTATTCTCAGCGTCACGCCTGCATTATGTCCACCATAGTATGCCTGTCAACAGAATTATCAGATTTATTTACCATCATGGACAAAATAGCCTGTTTCACGTGAAACAGCACTAGACGCGCCAGATTATTGCGTACAATCCGACAGCGGGCCTCTAAAGCCCGCGACGGGCGTCCTGGACGGGCCAGCGTGATGCCGGTGCGTCCCGGGCGTATCAACGACGCTCACATCCGTGATGGGTGCGGGTTCGTTACTGACGTTAACAGACTATTGTTGACGTGCTCTGACGAACTTGCGCACCGTTTGCATGCATTCCGAAGGCACGTCTAAGGAGACAGTTATGCCGGAGGAAATCACAAAGTCCGTACCGGAGATGCTGGAGCGACGCGCCCATCTGATCCAGTCGAATGACGACGCTATTCGCAAGGTCAAGAAAGAAGAGCGCGGGCTCACGGACGAAGAGCGAGCCGACCTCAAAGATCTTCGTGACGAAATCGAGCGGCTGGACAAGAAAATCGACGCTGCTCAAGAAGTCGAGCACGAAGAGGCAACAGCCAAGCGGCTTACCGATAGCCTCAAGTCGGGTGGCGTCCGAACCGTCCCCAAAACCAAGCCCGAAGACAACGGCGCCCGGGGTGCTTTCGAGTTCGATGCTGACGCGCAGATCACAGTTCGGCCGGTTTACAGTCGGCTAAAGGCCAATTGGGGGCCGGGCGAAAAAGGCGTCGAGGCTGCCTATCGTTCGGGCATGTATCTACGTGCCGCGTTTATGAACGACGAGAAGGCTCGACGGTGGTGCCAGCGCAACGGACCACCGGAGTCGCGGGCACTGGGTGGAAACGTCGGCTCTGCTGGTGGATTCCTGGTGCCGGACGAGATGCTCCAAGCCATGATTGATCTGCGCGAAAGCTATGGCATGGCGCGTCAGGAATGCGACATCGTCCCGATGAACCGCGACGTTATCACCATCCCGAGGCGTCGAACAGGTGCGACGGCTGCGTTCATCGGCGAGAACACTGCGATCACCGAGTCTGACCCGACGTTCAACAACGTCACGCTGACGGCGCGGAAGGCGGGCATCGTTACGCGCGTCAGTTCTGAGCTTGCCGAGGACGCGGTCATCAACCTGGCCGATTACGTGGCCAATGACCAGGCGTATGCGTTTGCGGTGCTTGAAGACACGGTTCTTGTCGACGGTGCCGGCACGGTTGCCCATGGTGGTATCTGGGGTATCCGCCCGCAGTTCATCGACGGGACCCACACGGCGGGCGACGTTTCTTGTGGTGCTGGTATCGACCAGATGCCAGAGGTGATCATCACAGACATTGAGAACCTGATGGCGGCTCTCCCCGCGTATGCTCTACCGGGAGCGAAGTTCTACACCTCGCAGCTTGGTTACGTGATGGTGTTCCAGGCTATCGCGTCTGGGGTGGGTGGCGTGACGATGCAGGAAATCGAGAGCACTCGTCAGCTTACGTATCTCGGCTTCCCGATCGTCCGAAGCCCGGCGATGCCGGCGTCTTCGACCACTGACTACAGCGATCTCGTGATGATCCTCTTCGGCGACATGTCCAAGGCGGTAACGCTTGGCGAGCGTCGTGGCATCACGATGTCAATCAGCGATCAGCGGTATTTTGAGCAGGACCAGATTGCTATCAGGTCCATTGAGCGGTTCGACATCAACGTGCACGATCTTGGTGACAATACCACGGCAGGCCCGCTCGTCGCGCTCACTGGCGTAACGTAAACCAGAGGCGTGGCTTTGGCCATGCGAAAAGGAGATTGAGCTTATGATTGGGTATGCACAAACACAGAAGAACGTGTTGATGTCGGACCTGAGTTTAACCCTCGTTTCTGTGAACCAAACAGCGTCCGCAGTAGGCACCGATACGATCGGCTGGGATTACTTGACGGTGGATTTCTGGATTGACCCTGCTGCGGCAGCGACGAATGTTATAACGACCTGCAAGCTGGCTGAGTCCGTAGACAACACGACGTTCTCTGACATCGTGGCATTTACCGGCGGAACGGTCACCTCCGCGACCGTGGGATTCGTTCTGCCTACGGTTTCGGACACGTCGGACGCTTATTCGTTTCGGATGAACGTCGACCTGCGGAAACGCGAGCGCTACATCAAGGCGTTCTGCACCCCCAGTGTGGCGACGACTGACATGGTTATTACCGGTCGGCTTGGTCGGTATCACGCCGCTGGCGATAACACGGATGCCACCCTGCTAGGCACCAAGAAAATCGTCTCCGGTTAGTTAGGACGTTTCTGTTCCCTTCGCGCCCGCGGGGCTGACGTGAAAGCGTTGGCCTCGCGGGGAAGGGAGCATGATTTGCAAAGGGAACAAAGATGGACGTGGAACAAGACAAGATAATCCGGCTCAACCTCGGAGCCGGGGAGCACGAAATCCCCGGTTTCGTTGCAATCGACAGGAAGAACGGACAAGAAGTCTACCCACTCGATGGGTACGAAGATGGAACGGTAGACGAGATTCGCGCGTCGCACATTCTGGAACATTTCCCGTGGGAGACGATTCGCGACGTAGTAACGCACTGGGTCCAGAAACTCCGACCTGGGGGTGTAATACGGATTGCGGTGCCCGACTTCGACTGGATTTCCAAAGAGCACGTGAATGGTCGCCTGCTCAATGCACAGTCTTACGTGATGGGGGGGCACACCGATGCGAACGACCACCACGCGGCTATCTTCAACCGCGAGAGCCTGACAGAGGTGCTCATCGATTGCGGATGCTGGCAAATACGCCGGTGGCAATCTGAGATACAGGACTGTGCCGCACTGCCGGTGAGCTTGAATCTCATGGGTACAAAACGCGGGAATGAAGAGTTTACGGTTCAGAAAGTAGGGGGCATCCTAAGTGTTCCCCGATACGGCCCTACAATCCACATGCAATGTGCGATTACGGCATTTCAACGAATCGGGATACCACTGCGAGTGGGGCAAGGGGCATTCTGGCATCAGGTATTGAGCGAGCTGTTAGAGGGGGAGATCGAACACGGCGCAGAGTTCATCTTTACTCTCGACTACGACACCGTATTTTGTGCGTCCGACCTGCTCGAAATGTATCGGCTGATGCAGTGCTACGAAGAGGTAGACGCAATCTGCTCCGTTCAAAGCCGTAGGGTGCACGGGACGGCACTATTTACGATGATTGGTGCCGACGGGAGGCTCCGGGGCCAAGCGTCAATGGAAGAGTTCGCCCGCAATCTGACGCCGGTTCTGACGGGCCATTTTGGCTTAACGCTCTTTCGGGTATCAGCCTTGAAAGAAATGCCACGGCCTTGGTTCATGCCGGAACCGAATGCCGAGAAGCGATGGGGAGAGAATCGCGTCGATGCTGATATGGCATTCTGGAAAGCGTGGCACATAGGCAAGAAGACTCTCTGCGTCGCCAACCGTGTCATCGTTGGCCACATTCAAGAGCTGATTACCTGGCCGGACGCGACGCTCAAGCCGCTCTATCAGCCCGTCATGGAATACGACCAGTTGGGGATGCCCGCAGAGGTGATGCGTATGACCGCCGAGGAGCAATGTGCGATGCTGGCGAAACTAGAGGAGTCCAAGCAATGAAACGCAAGATGAAGGTGAGGATTATTCGGGATTGGCGAAACAAGAAGGTCGGTGATGTATTCGAGCCATATTCGGCGGCATTGGCGAGTGGGCTCATCCGTAGCAAGTTCGCCGTCGAGGTTCCGTTTCCCGAGGGTGTAGTGGAATGCATGGCCTTGGAGCCGGCAGCAGAGAACACAATGGCGAATCCTGAGCCAGTGAAGCGCGGACGTGGGCGCCCCCGAAAACATCCCATGGTATTGGCGACGTAATATGAGTGTGATACTGCATTACGACCTGTCTTTCAAGGCGGTTGAGGATTTAGCTGCTGGTTTGGATCTAGCGACTGGCTCGACCTTTACTCATAAGTTCACTGGAATCGCGGGCGTACTCAATGCGGATAGCGACAATGAAGTGTCGAAGGTGTGGAGCGACAATCGCGCCCTTGCCGCTGGAACTGACACGATTGATCTTACGTCGTTAGCCCGTGGCTCGGCTTTAGTGGCGGAAGACTTCACCGGGTTATACGTGAAGTTCATAGCCGTGATGGCGCCGTATGCCAACACTGCTGCAATCAAAGTGACTGCTGGTGGGGCTAATGGCTACCTGCTGTGGGGCAGCGCTGCTGGCGAGTTGAATGTCGGCGCCGAGGCGGTCGTGACCATGTTTGCTGCGGGAGGTCCAGGCTCGCCGCCGGTCGTTGCGGCTGGCGCGAAGAATATAACGCTTACCAGTACGGACTTAGATGCCACGTATGACATCCTCCTTGTTGCGGGACCCATAACATGACCGAGCGCCCAACATGGTCTTTGACGCAAACGGTAGCCCCGACAGTGGAGCCGGTGACGAGGGCTGAGACCAAGGATCATCTACGGATAACGCATATCGCCGAGGATGACCGGATTGACGATTTGATTACGGCTGCTCGGATACACGCGGAGTCGTTCACGAATCGGCAGTTCATCACGGCCACGTATGCATTGCGACTGGGGAGTTTCCCTACAGAGATTCTGTGTCCGCGACCACCATTGCAGACTGCCCCAACCATAGCCTATATCGACGTGGATGGCGCGTCCCAACCTGTCGCCGCATCGGTTTATCAGTACGACATCTATTCGACGATTGGCCGAATCAAGCTGGCTGTCGGGCAAACGTGGCCCACTACGGCGGGTGAGGGCGACTATTACAATCCTGTAACGGTTACCTACCAGGCCGGGTATGGCGCCGCGGGCACGAACGTCCCTCGGGATATCCGCGTGGCCATTATGATGATCGTCGGGCAGTTGATGGAGCATCCGGAGGGGTTTGCGGATCGTGCGGTCCAGGTGGTCCCGCGTGCGGTCGAGCGGCTGTTGTGGCCGTATCGGGTTGGTGTCTTTGGGCTGGGGGTGCGAAATGATTAGCGGCCGGATGCGTCATCCCGTGGACGTCCAGCAGGTCATAGAGACCCGTGACGCCGCCGGTGGCGTGATCCGCAACTGGGTGACGCTAGGCTCCGTGTGGGCGTCCGTAGAGCCCCTGAGGGGCAAGGAATACATCGAGGCCCAACAGGTTGCGGCGAACGTGACGCACCGCGTCCGAATGAGGTGGTATGACGGGCTAACGACTACGCACCGGATTCTACATGGCGGGCGGGCGTTGAATATCAATGCGGCCTTGAATCTGGATGAGCGGAACGGCGTGCACGAGCTTATGTGCGCGGAGGAGGTTTAGTGGCTTTGGCTAGGACAGATCGCACCCAGTTCGTTACGCTGCGGCCAAAGTCCGCTTTCGCTGCGCTTCGGACGGCTTCCAGTTCCGCAGGTGGCAGGCGGACTGCGAGCCTGGCAGTGGCTTTCGGCTTTGCTTTACTCATCGCGGGCGATCTCCAGGGTAGTGGGCCAGATTTCATCGAACAGCATTATGCCGTAGCCGATGCCTTCGAGCCTATCAGCCAACCGCAAGAAACGCGGCTTCAGCCGGGCGAACTCGGCAGTGTTGCCGGCTTTACGGGCCGCGTTCATGCTCACGATGACCTGCGTAAGCCGTCCTGCGGCCTTCTGGCGGCTCGTGAGCGTATCCTCGGAGTATTCACGCTCCAGCGGCCCGACAACCGCCGCGTGTCGCGGTTGCGCCGCGTGCTGTCCGCCGCCTACCGGCGCGTAGGCCAGGTGGGCGATTCGGCCAGTGTCCCCGTTTCGTCGTGCCAGAAACTCGGTTGCTCGTCCCATGGCTGTTCTCCTTCTATATATAAGGTACGCCATCATGGCGTACAAGTCAAGCGGAAAGGCAAATAAATCTTATGGCTCGCCCGGTGATAGACATCACGATGATCGGAGACAAAGAGCTTGAACGGAAGCTCGCCCGCCTGGCGACCCCAGCTAGCCAGAAACGGGCTATCCGTCCATCCCTGCGGGCATCGGCAAAGCGGCTCAAGGCCGAGGTTGTCGCCAACCTATCCGGCTTGGTGGTAAGTCCGAAAACAGGGCGCCTGTTGACGGCGATGCAAGCTCAGAAAGTCGGCGCTTTGCCACGGTCCAGGGCACTCATCGGCGTGGGGTTGCCTATGCCGACACGACAAGAACTGGGGATCGACCCCAAGGACAAGTACTACTACCCGGCGGCGGTTGAATATGGCCACCCGGGAGCGCCACCTTATCCATACACGAGGGGCGCCGTCGATCGCAACGCGGCACGGGAGCTACACACTATCGGCACGGACATCGGCAAGGCCATCGAACGTGAGGCGGCGAAAACAGCGTGAGTATCCTAACGGGCATCTACAGTAAGCTGGCAGCGAACACCGCCGTCACCACATTGACGAGCACGCGCATCTATCCTCACGAGGCGCCGAGTAGTGCGGCCTTACCATACATTACGTTCTATCAGATCAGCGGTCCGCACGCCCACCACATGCTGGCGGCGGCGGGGATGACGGAGCCGCGGGTACAGATCGACTCATGGGATGACGACGCTTTAGGTGCCGAGACTCTGGCCGACAAAGTGCGATTGGCGATGGACGGATTCCGGGGAACGATGGGAAGCGTGAGCGTTCGCATGTGTCATCTGGACGATGAGGCGACGGACTTTTTCGACAAGGCGCACTCGTCCCGTGAAGGGGGCATATTTCGCAAGAGACAGGACTATATGATCTGGCACACGGAGACAGTGCCAACGTTCTAAAGGAGATATGTTATGGGTGATGTTGGCACTGGTGCATCGATAGCATTCGGCACGACTTCGTGGGAAGCTGAGGTAACGTCTATCAATGGCACGGACATTACCCGTTCGACACACGACACGTCACACTTGGGCACGTCTATTTGGCGGACGAAGATGCCAGGGGACTTGATTGACCCGGGCGGGTTGGATGTCGACGTGTTATTTGATGGGGCGCAATTCGCGGGGGCGACGTCAGAGCAATACGTGTCGCCGATCACGGCAACGGCCGAGACTATTACCGTTACGTTCCCGTGGGGCATCTCAACCAATACGGCGCTTACGACTGGAATGTCAGTCTCTGGCACAGGTTTTGTTGAGAGTTGGTCATGGGGTGTTCCTCTTGAAGACTTGATGACGGCGTCGTTGCATATTCAGTTCAGTGGCGCAACTCAATGGGTAAAGGAGTCGTAAATGGGTGATGTTGGCACTGGAGCAAAGATATCGTTCGCATCATCGATGACCGCTACGGAATACACGACCCTGGGACAGGTAACGTCTATCAATGGTACGGACATTGCCCGTTCGACACACGACACGTCACACTTGGGCACGTCTATTTGGTGGACGAAGATGCCAGGGGACTTGATTGACCCGGGCGGCGCAGACGTTGACGTGCTGGTGGACGGGGTGCAATTCACGGGCAGTACGGCAGTACAGTACATAGCGAGAATTACGTCGGAGGCTGAGACTATTATCATCTGGTTCCCCGGCACTAACACCAGCTATACATCTAACATGCACGTTAAAGCTGGCGGTTTTGTCGAAAGCTACTCGTGGGGTGTTCCCCTTGAGGAGTTAATGACGGCATCGTTGCATATTCAGTTCAGCGGGGCGCCCGTATGGACTAAGGGAGTCTAGCAGTGAAGATCAAGATGAATTCAAGCGGCGAGATCCGCGAGGTTAGTCAAGAAGTCGGGTCGCGGGAAATATGTAGCGGCCATGCCGAGGTGGTGGAGTTTGACAAGCCGGTTCCTGATGCGCCGCGTTCAGTGATAGAGAAGGCGCCAGAGCCGCCACCGGAGCCACCGCCGCCGACTATCGTAGATGCAAGTGGTGAACTATACGAAGACACGAAGGGAGCAGATTATGACGACGAGAGAGACGGTCCTGGCTGCGTGCAAATCCCTAGCTAGGGAACAGGTGAGTACGCCGGACTGGGGCGGAGATGTATGGGTAAGGGCGTTTTCGGCGGCAGAGCATCTTGCGATACAAGATGAGAACCCTGACCCGATCGACGTATGTGTAAAGTGCGTCTGCGACGAGCACGGCGAACCACTATTTGCGGCAGATGACATAGACGCATTGAGAGCCGGACCGTCGTCGCCTGTATTCGAGTGCGCAAAATCCGTGATGCGATTGACGGGGTTCCTGGGCGATTCCAATGAGGAACTAGCGGGAAACTCCGACGCCGTCCCGGGCGACGATTCGCCTTCGATCTAGCACATAGCTTGGGGCGGTGGGATGTTGACGGGATGCTGGCGGAGATGCCTGCCAAGCTGTTCATGGAGTGGCAGTATTATTTCAGACAGCGACCGTTCGGCGAGGTGGCGGCGGATATCCGCATGGGAATTCTGTGTTCGCTGGTTGCCAATATGTTCCGCAAACGGGGTAAGCGGGCGGCGAAGCCAGAAGACTTCATGCTAGGTGAGAAGCAAAGGCGGCAGCAGACGCAACAAGAGATGTTGCGCAAAATGCAGCAGTTTACGATGGCTCACAATATGTTCGTGGCACAGCAAGAACGGAAGACTCAATAGATGGCCCGTAGTGTAGCCAATCTGGCTGTGTCAGTCACAGCGCGCACGGCTGGGTTCAGCAAGGGGATGAAGACCGCGCAGAGGGAACTCCGCCAGTTCTCCGACTCGGTAAAGGCGTCGAGCAAACGGATAGCGGTATTCACTACGGCAGCGGTTGCGGCTGGTGCAGCCCTTGGGGCGTATTACGTCAAGCAATCATTCACGGCACTGGACGCCACGGCGAAACTGTCGGACCGGCTAGGTATCGCCACTGAGAAGTTGATGGCCTTGCAGCACGCGGCATCCCTTTCGGGTATCGAGTTGAGGGTACTCGAAAAGGGCATGCAGAACATGGTCCGGAATGTGACGGAGGCGACTACGGGGACAGGCGAGGCCGTGGATGCCCTCGCGGCGCTGAAGCTATCAGCTAAAGAACTCGCCATGTTGTCGCCGGACGAAATGATGTTGCGGCTGGCCGACGCCTTGCGGGGTGTAACGCTTCAGAGTGATCGCGTCCTAATTGCCTACAAGCTCTTCGGTGGTCGGGGAACAGCGATTCTCAATCTGCTACAAAAGGGCAGTGCCAACGTCCGGGAGCTGATGAGCGAAGTCGAGAAGATGGGCGGAGCGTTCAGTCGCCTGGATTTGTCGCGGGTCGAAGCTGCCAACGATGCGATAAACAATCTGCGCCGGTCGAGCCGAGTGCTGGCCGACGTTGTGGCTGTTTCTCTTGCCCCGTATGTCGAGCTGTTGGCTGACCGTGTCCGTGGGTTGCGCTTTGCTGCCGCTGACGCCGGCCCGATTGTAATCAAGGCTTTCGAGGGAATGGCGACCGGCGTGGCACACTTCGCCGATGCGATAGGAACGTCACAAAGGAAGCTCCTAGAGTTTAAGATTCGGGCTGCAACCGGGCTGTCTAGCTTCAAGCAGTTCTTGCGGGACCACCCGCCACGGTCAGGGCGTTTAATCGGCCTGGGTGGTCAGCCTGATGTGGTCCTAGACCGAGGAAAACTCGACAACGAGATTGCCGGCCTTGGCCAAATGGTCACCGAACTGTTTGAGGAACTGGACGCACTGTCGGGGAAGCAATCGGTCGTTAGTCAAGTCGAGGATGTATTCCGAAACCTACGCGCCGAGATTCGTGCGCAGGATTCCGCCTGGCAAGACCTACAGATGGGGCCGAAGCAATACGACGACGCGATGGGGAGCGTATACGATACCACCACAGCGGCCGCTGATGCGCTCAAGAGCCTAGAGGACGCCGCGAAGGGCATCTATGACAAGACCCGCACGCCGATGGAGAACTTCAAGAAGTCGATGGAAGAGTTGTCCCTGGTGCGGTTCCACCAACTGATTGACGATGACAGGTTCCGACGCTGGCATAAGATGCTCAAAGATGAATTGCTAGATGCGACCGGTGGCGTAGCCGCAACCGGCGGCGACGGCGTAGGCGTCTCCGGCTTCCTCAGCGCCCAAGAGATCGGCCTGGCACCCGGCATGATCCCCACCCAAGCAACCGCCGGGCAGTACGGGCAGGCTTATGCCCGCGTCCAAGAGCAACAACTGACGAAGCTGGAGCAGATACAGCAACATTTGGCGCGAATCGAACGCCAGAAAGCAACGATGAGTCCATAATGGCATCTGCTAATGAGATAATCGGCTCCGGCGAAGGCGACGCCTGGGGCAACATGGACACTGCGGCGACGCGGACGTTTCAAGTATTCCTCGACGCTGCGGGCGACGACCCTATCGACGCGCTACTCGCGGTCAACACGGATGTCTGGATGGCAATGGTTCATCCGACACCGCGATTTAATGGGCTGTTCGTTGCAGGCTACGGCAAGGCCGCACAGGAAGACTTGAAGTTGTGGCTCGTCGACGTGTACTACCGTTCGCCCTACGTAATCAGTCCGACGCAGTGGACGCTATACGTCGAGCACGCGGTTCAGACGGAGCAGATGGCCAGGGATTTACTAGGCAAGCTGGTAGGGCCTCGTGGGTATCGGTTGCCGCATCAGGTATACCCATTGCCGCCAGACGAACCAGGGCCAACCCCCCCACTAGAAGACGCTACGCATTTCGCTACGGCGCTGAATACGCCAAAAACTGAGCTGGTTCGCGTGGTTGATGATGACGGCAAGGCAATCGTGACCCGCCAGCCGATCGACCGGTATGCTCCCATATCGCGGCTTGTATTACGTCGCACGGTCCCCGTGATGACGGAAAGCCATTGGCAAAGGGCGGACGATCTGCACGTAACGATGAATACGTACACGTTCTATGGGGCGCCCCAAGGGCATATACTGTTCATGGGAATGCGTGCCGCTCAATCGTCCAAGTTTAGCGGGGAGTCGACGGGCTTGCCCGCACAATGGGATGTCGAATTGAGCTTTCTGCGTAGTCGACGTATCTGGTCTCCGCAACGAATGCTGGACAGCTATCGTTCGCCGGAGGTAGACCAGGAATCGTTCGTCTATCCGGTTGATGCCGACGCTGAGGAGTTCACCAGAGAACAAGATCAAGCATTAGCCCGAAGAGAGCGGCTACTGTTTGGACGGTCGAAGTTGGTGATTGACGGGGAGGAGCTGTCTCCAAGGGCTGCATACCAGGACTTCTACAAGTACCGGTACGGCGACATCAACCGGCTGGTATATGAACTGGGGCCGCGATAATGAGTCAACTTCCCGGCAACCTGTCGAGCGAGAGTAGCTGG